ATTGAAAGGTGAGTGGACAGAGACTTTGGCAGACTACAAGCAGCGTATTGACATCAAGAATGTCAGGACTGACGCTGGCCGCAAGGTGACTGTCTGCCCTGCTACCTACATGGATGATGTGTCATGTGCTACCTGTCAGCTTTGCCAGCGTCAGCGTGACTTCATCATTGGCTTTCCGGCACATGGTACCAGCAAGAAGAAGGCCAGTGCCATTGCCTCTTACTAATGTCTTATGTGTAATGACACTTGAAACATAGTGAAAGTGTCATATACACTTAGACATAGTTAAACTGTCCAATGTTGGACACTTGGAGATAGCACAATGCGTATCAAGCCTATCAACCCTGTAGCTAAGGCAGTCGCACAAAACAGACGCCGCACAGCTACACAAGTAGCCCCGCCCAAGAAGGGCAAGGGCAGTTACAACCGCAAGCAACAGGAGAAACCTAATGCGGAAGACAAATGAGTTCGATAACGACTGGAATGACGTAACCATCTTTGAGAAGCTGCCAGTGCGTAAGACTGCTGGCAAGCCCAAGCGTGATGATTGGAAGCGTGACCGCAAGGCGGCACGTAAGGCAAAGCGTATAACACAGGGGAAGATGTATGCTTAACGCTGACTTTGCAAGTCTGCCACGCAATGAACGTGGTGACATACTCAACCTGTCTGATGTGTTTCTTGACCTGACAGACGCACAGATTGACAGGCTATCTGATGACGACTGGACGAGAGTGCAGGAGTATCAGGAAGAAATCGAAATTATGAAGGCTGACTTCCTCGAACATGAAATGCCTTTATATGACCGTCCAACCTTGGACACTTCAAACCCGACTAACTAACCAACACAAAGGAGATTATATCATGGCTACAATCAACATCGAGAACACCATCGCATCCGGTTCCTATCACAAGCGTTCCACTGGCCCGACTGGTCAGGTGCTTGCATCAACACAGGTCGAGGCCAAGCTGGCACGTGTCGAAGCCCTGTATCGTGAGGTGTATGGCGTATCTATGGGTCGTATGAAGTTCTACGACTTGGTGCTTGAGGTTGCCCGTGAAGGCAAGACGGAAGTGGGTGGATACATTCAGTACATGGCACAGGATTTTGCTGGCATCATCCTTGAGCGTATGCACAAGGAACTTGGCAAACAGGTTCGCCGCAAGAAGCAGCGTGACCTGTTCATTGACGCTGGTATACACGATGTGTATAATCTGCGTGACCTTGCACGTGGCAAGGCAGGGCGTAAGGCAAAGAAGGCAGCATGACCAATTGGGTCTGCGTAGAGTGTGGTGGCACGGATGTGTGGGAACTCTCATGGGTCCGTGCTAACCGCATATCATGGATGATGGAGTATGGGGAGGATGTACATGGTTACACAGACACCTATCCCATACCTCAGACAAAGTGCATGGACTGTGACAAGAAAGTTTTTCTTGTGGAAAAGGAGACATCGTAATGTATTGGCAAGTCGGTATCAAAATCAATCAGGAGTGTGGGCAGGTAACTGTCCACCCTCAAGCCCTCGCTCAGTCTCGTTGGACAAATGCGATTGAGCATGTAATGGAAATGGCACAGGCTCTGTATCCTGATGCCAAAGTAGAGTTCGACTACATAAAGGAGTATGACAATGTCTAAGCTGTTTGGAATCGAATATAGTGTAGCCGTAGTGCCTCCCTTTGACAGTTCAGGTCGCCCTGACCTGCTGGCATGGGATGACGCAATGGACAGCCACGAGAATGATATAGACATCTGGGCTAAATTCTACGACGATGAAGCAGCAGACCTCTGTGAGCCTGTGTTGCGTGACCTGTTCAAGTCACGAGAGGATGCGGCACGTGAGGAATGTGACGAGCCTGTGTTCATCTGCGAAAATGTCAAGTCTACAGCTACAGAAGAACTAGACATTGGCTATTTCTGGCAGGACATCCTTGACTTGGGCAACGGCTTTGACCCAGATGAGTTTAGCTGGTCAGACACTGACAACAGCGGCAATGAGTACGCATGGAATAAGGACGCACTTGAAAAGCAAGTCCCAAAGCCAGACGATTACCTATCGGTAGCCATGAATGATTTACGTGCTGAACTAGAGTGTGCGTTCAATCCATGTGACATCTCACCTAGTGAGGCAGAGGCGTTTGCACTGGAGAAGTTCCAGAACATACTGCGCCTTGGCATCCAACTCTACAGGAAGAAGGACGATTACTATGTCTATTAGACAGCAATGCGAGAAGGACTTTGCCTTCAATGACGAGGCACCCCTGCCTTACAACATGATTGTGGGGGTGTTTGGGTTCCTGACATGGAACAATGCAGAGAAGGAAGACTACGCAGAAATGCGTAGCATCCTGCATGAAATGATTGACGCAATCAATGAGACAGAGGAGAGTGAAAATGCCTAATCACACAGACAACAGAGTTATCCTGTCACACGATGACAGCCAGCAGATTGACAACATCTACAACGTGATGAACACAGGTGACGCAGAACTGTGCAACTACCTGATACCGGAGCCGCGCGACGATGCCGGTGAGCCTATGAGTGGCTGGTACGACTGGCGTCTTGAACACTGGGGTACCAAGTGGGACATCTACAACCCACACGTGAACCGCATTGATGCCAACACACTTGTCATGAACTTTGACACGGCATGGTCACCACCTATCCCTGTCTACGACAAGCTGGTCGAGATGGGCTTTGAGGTCAGCGCACGTTACCTTGACGAAGGCTGGCTGTATATCGGTGAGTATATCGACGGCAATGACTGGTCTACAGGTGACGTGGAGAGTGTGGTCACAGAGTATCCTGACCTTGACCTTGAATATGGTATCGGTGACCGCATGGCTGAGTGGGCAGAGGAGAATGAAGATGCTGCTGCATGAGTTCTATGGACAGGATGACTACCAAGACAGAAAGGCTATGGTTTTCAAAGAGCAAGACGGCTATCTTATCCTGATGCTTGAAGATAAAACCATCTGTGAAGAACGCACAATCACTGGACACAGTGAGGTGTACGCTGAGAATTGTGCAGAGAACTGGGTACTAGGAGTGATATGATGAAGACACTACGAGTTGAACTGACAGCGGATGAGATGGACACCCTTGCTCGTAAGGTTGAGCATTACTGGACGATGTTTCATCCGCTAGGGTATGACACCCGACTTGACAAACCCGCGTACTATGATAAGGATAGGAAGCTGTGGGTGGCCGTAATCACCCGCCTTGAATCCTGTGACTGAAAGGAGAAATGACATGACAAAGACAATCACATTTGAACTGAACGGCTACGAGATTGAACGTATGCGTAAGTCCATCAACGCCATAAAGGATTTCAACCGGTTGACAGACGAGAAGACTGATATCACTTACGATGTCATCCAGAACCTTGACTGCGTTGACCTGTTCCTTGGTCGCGTTATGGGCCTTGACCAGCCGCAGTGTGAACACGGCAGCAGGAACCAGTACGCTGACTATCAGTGGATTGAGGAGGACGCTGACTAATGTTTGCAGAAGCACTTGTGTGCCTTGCACTCAACGTGTACCACGAGGCACGTGACCAGCCCTTTATTGGGCAGGTTGCGGTGGCTCAAGTGGTCATGAACAGGGTGCGGGATGACAGATACCCAGACAACGTATGTGATGTGGTCAAGCAAGGCCCGACATACTCATGGAAGCAAGACTTCCCTGTACGTCACCGCTGTCAGTTTAGCTGGTACTGTGACGGTAAGTCAGATAAGACACGCGACACTGCCGCATGGGAACAAGCCCTTGTGATTGCACAGGGCGTACATACTGGCAACCTTGATGACTTTGTTGAGGGTGCTACACACTACCACGCAACCTATGTCCTGCCTGAGTGGGCAGATAGCAAGACGCCTGTCGTACAGATAGGTGACCACATGTTCTATCGCTGGGATTAGTGCTTGACTGTGCGTATCCTTTGTGATACAACATAATCCTCAGTTGCCAAATGAAAGGAGACAACTATGCCATTTGATTCACCTATCCTTACAGCAGAGGAACTGCTGCCAGAAAACCTGAACTTCCCTGTGGAGTTTGAGCCTACCAAAGTATCTGACAAGAAGTATGTCATCAACGGCAAGACAGGCGACTACCTTGGTGTGGTTGGTGACACGTTCACCTGTGCTGACCATAGTGACTTCTTCGTACGTGTTCATGACGCTATCACGGAGAACCTTGGCGAAGCTGAGTGCGAGAGCATGAACTTCCGCTGGAAGGTTGCACGTAATAATGCTTGGGCCATGATGGACATGTCCCTGCCAGAAGTGACTGCACGTATTGAGTCAGACAAGCACACGACTACGATTGCACAGCGTATCATTGCCCTGCATGGCATAGATGGTAGCTGCTCCAATCAAGTCTACTTTGGTGCCATCGACTTCTTCTGCACCAACGGTATGATTGTCGGTGAGTATGACGACATCCGCAGGAAGAACACCAGCGGGTTTGACATGGACAAGTTCATCAAGGAACTGAATGGTTCGACACAGGCTTTCTATGCACAGTCAGAGAGGCTGCAACAGTTCGCAACCAAGACACTGTATGTCGGTGATGTGAAAGCCATGCTTGAGTCCCTGCTCAAGTCAAACCGTAATGCAGAGAAGATGCTTAACCTGTACCAGCAGGAAGCTGCTGTTCGTGGGCAGAATGCTTGGGCATTGTACAGTGCCTTCACAAACTATGCCACCTATGCTGATGAGCGTAATGGTTTCGGGCTGCGTAACACTGGCAAGGATACCAACGCCATCACGATGTTCCGTCGTGAAAATCAGGCGGCGCAGTGGGTGAACAGCACAGAGTTCAAGGAGTTACTGGCAGCATGAGTAATACAGATGATATGAAATACCCTACGTTGTGGTCTTGTATCTGGTACAAGGAAGGCGGTAAACCTTTCTCTAGGCAAGAAATCCTTGAGCATGTGGAGCAGCACCTTGATGACTACCACCCAGACTCAAAGTTCAGATGGTGGTTCTTCTGGTTATATCTCGATATATGGGACTTTTTCATGTGCCTAGACTTGATTAAGATGGGCAAAGGCCCATACAAAAGCCTACATTCAGACGTAAGATGGGGGTATTGGGAATACGTGTTTGTGTTTGGGCTACGGAATCCCATTATTCGTATGTGCTGGTCTGTGCTTGATTTCATCAAGTATAAAGTGTTGCGTATGCAATACGTAGACCCTCATCTTGGTTGCTACAGTTATCCAAATTGTGACGAGTCACCAATGGGGTGTCGTCATGTGATGGGCGACGAGGCGGAACCATATGGACACAGAGACTAGGAGAAACACATGAAGACAGTTGAAGATTTAGTATTGACATACTATTCTTCCAACGATTTCAGTATGTTGAGGGACAAGACTAAGAAGGACTATCAATACTTCCTCAACATACTGGTCGGTGAGTTTGGGTCTGTCGAGTATGACAAGTTGTCGAGCAAGCGAGCCAAACACGCATATGAAGAATGGGTGAAGCGCGGCATCACGTTTGCCAATCACGTATGCACTGTGTCATCGTTGCTGTATCGCTACGCTATTGACATGGAGTATGCAATGGTCAATCCGTTTGCCAACATCAAACGCAAGACTGCACCACAACGTAAGGTGGTGTGGACAGAAGACAACGTGCGTCAATTTCTTGACACTGCCTATGGGCAGTTTGAGTGGCGCAGCATTGGCCTGATTGTTCACATGGCATACGAGTGGTGCCAGCGATTAGGCGACATGCGTCTGCTGCAATGGGACAACCTCGACATGGATGACAGGAAGCTGTACCTTGAGCAGAGCAAGCGTAGGGCAGAAGTATGTCTGCCAATCGAAGATGACCTGTACGAGATGCTTGTACAGCAGCAGGAAGACTTCGGCTTTCAAGCCTTCGTGGCACCTCGTGTGCTGCCTGTAGGGGGTGAGTACCACCCATACAGCCTAGAGCGTTTCAGCAAGGCAGGACGGGCCGTTATGAGGGAAGCTAATCTGCCGGAAGAGTTACGACTGATGGACTTGCGCAGGACAGGCACGACACAGATGGTCGAGGCCGGGGTACCTATGGGACAAATCATGTCGGTAACAGGACACAGTAACCCGCAGTCGGTGAAACCGTACATGAAGAATACGTATGCTAGTGCAAATAGTGCATTGACAGCACGTAAATCACATGGTAAAAGCACCTAACTGCCGCAAAGGAAAGTGATATATACATGGATAATATATATAACATTGTAAGTGATATGGATGTACCTGTGGGTATGACCAAGCGTGTTGCTTGTCCTAACTGTGGTCAAAAGACATTCACAGTGACGAACAACATGGGTTCGCTTGTATGGAATTGCTACCGTGCATCCTGTGGCGTAAAGGGCGGGACACGTGTCCGTATGAGTGCCGATGACATTCGTGCTGGCTTTGCTGGTGCCGATGACTTCGCCAAGCAGGACACGTTCAAGCTGCCTGACTACATTGTGCCGCACAACTATGACATTGCAGAGATTGCTATGGAGTTGTACGGACTGGATGCACAAGAACTTGGCCTGATGCACGATGTGAAGGACAACCGCATGGTGTTCCCCATCGTACATGACGGCAAGGTTGTGGACGCTACAGGCCGGTCACTTGGCAAACGACTACCCAAGTGGAGGCGGTACGGAAAAAGTGGCTTGCCATATGTCTCAGGACATGGTAAAGTCGCCGTTGTTGTTGAGGACTGCTTGAGTGCAGCCGTTGTTGGTTACGGCACCTTTGTCGGGGTTGCGCTTCTAGGCACGTCTTTGCAAGAGTCGCATAAAAGGTATCTCTCGCAGTTCTCAGCAGCCATCATTGCGCTAGACCCCGATGCGCTACCAAAGACCTTGCAGATGGCAAAGGAACTAAGAGGACATGTCAACGATGTTCGTGTCCTTAGACTAACCGACGACTTGAAATATCGTAACCCGACAGATATGGAGAACCTTCATGGAATTATCAATCATTAGAAGCCTGATGGACAAGTCATTCTACGATGACCATCGTGGCTCAAAATGTCCGCAGCGTCTGTTCAGTAAGGACGTGCGGAAGATTAAGCAGTCGATTGACACTGCTATGGACAGGTATGAGCGTAGCGTTACGCCAGATGAAATCGAAGCCTTGTTCATGTCGGACAACCCGACACTGACTACTGCGCAGAAGCAAGCATACACCAGCCTCTTCTCGCAGATTAAGCGTGAAGAGCCTATGGGCAGCGACGTGGCACAGGAAGTGCTGTCCAAGCTGTTCCAGCAGGTAGTGGGTGAGGACGTAGCAAACATTGGCTTTGATATGGTCAATGGTGATGCGGCCAGCCTTGAGTCACTACGCAACCTGCTTGAGCGTTACGGTGATGACTTCATTCCCAATCTCAATATTGAGTGGGATGACATCAGCATTGAGACCCTTATGGCGAAGGCCGAACTGGAAGCACGTTGGACGTTCAACATCCCAAGTGTGACACGTAAGGTCGAGGGCGTGTCTGGTGGTCAGCTTATTGAAGTAGGCGCACGGCCTAACACCGGCAAGACATCCTTCCACGCCAGCTTGATTGCTGCACCGGGTGGCTTTGCCCATCAGGGTGCCAAGTGCATCATCTTGTGTAACGAGGAACCTACACACCGTGTTGGTGCCAGATACTTGACTGCTGCCGCTGGCATGACAGCCCGCGAGGTGCGGGACAACATGTCAAAGGCACAAGCACTGTATCAGCCCGTGATGAACAACATCAAGATTAAGGAAGCAGGTGGCAGGGACATGGCGTGGGTAGAGTCTGTGTGCAAGTCGTATCAGCCCGATGTCCTTGTCCTTGACATGGGTGACAAGTTCGGCGTACAAGGCTCCTTTGCTCGACAGGACGAGGCACTCAAGGCGTGTGCCATCTATGCACGTCAGATTGCCAAGCAGTACGACTGTGCCGTGTTCTACATGTCTCAGCTATCAGCAGAGGCAGAGGGCCGCGCACAGTTGAACCAGAGCATGATGGAAGGTAGCCGTACTGGTAAGGCTGCAGAAGCGGACCTGATGATACTGATTGGTAAGTCACCAACAGTTGAGGGTCAGGAAGAAGACAGTCCGCTGCGTCATATCAACATCGTCAAGAACAAGTTGAATGGCTGGCATGGTATGGTAAACTGTGAACTCAACTACCAGACAGCGAGGTACGAAGGATGAAGCTAACACTTGATGTAGAGAATACTGTCACCAAGCGTGATGGTAAGATGCACCTCGACCCATTCGAGCCAGAGAATACACTGGTCATGGTGGGTGTATTGACTGACCAAGGGCAAGAGGACATTATCACCTTTGACCACAGCGAACGTCCTCCTATGGCTGGTGCTGACACAATCCTGCAGCAATACCTTGATGATGCTACTGTGCTGGTTATGCACAACGCAGCACATGACTTGCTGTGGCTGTGGGAGTCGGGCTTCAAGTATGACGGCCCTGTGTTCGACACGATGCTTGCTGAGTATGTCATGCAGCGTGGGCAGAAGGAGCCGCTGTCTCTTGAGGCTTGTGCAGAACGCTACGAGTTGGACACCAAGAAGCAGGACACACTGAAGGAATACTTCAGCAAAGGGTATAGCACTCGTGATATCCCACATGAGGAACTGTCAGAGTACCTATCGGCTGACCTTCATGCTACGCAGCAGCTTTCTGACAGGCTGGTTTACCGCCTGAACACTAAGGCTGACAGTGGATTACGTGGCACTGTTGACCTGACCAATCAGGTGGCTGTGTGTCTCGCTCGTATCTATCAGCGGGGCTTTGCCGTAGACTTGACTGTGTTGGAAGATGTGCGTGAAGAGTTTGAGCAGGAACGTGACCAGCTTACGGCTGACCTGCAAGCACACGTCCGTCAACTGATGGGTGACACACCTATCAACTTGAACAGCCCGGAGCAACTGTCGTGGGTTGTGTACAGTCGTAAGGTGCTGGACAAGCAGTATTGGGGCAACGCCATTGACCCATACATGAATGACGCAGACTTCCGCAGCCTCATGGCGGGTGGTACAGAACGTCTGCACAAGACAAAGGCAACACAGTGCCGTGAGTGTGGCGGCTCTGGCCAGATACGAAAGGTAAAGAAAGATGGGACACCATTTGCCCGAACTAATAAGTGTTCATCATGTGGTGGGGCTGGCTATCATCTTGTGGCTGGTAAAGAGTTGGCTGGACTAAAGTTCAAGCCACCATCAGCTAAGTGGGCCAGTGCCAATGGGTTCAGCACAAGCAAGCAGAACCTTGAGACACTAGAGAAGGCAGCACGTGTCAAGGGACTGACAGATGCCGTTGACTTCCTGTCAAAAGTCAGACGCTTGTCCGCTGTTGATACCTACCTGTCCTCTTTTGTCGATGGCATTCGTATTCACACTAAGCAGGACGGTAAGCTGCATGTCCGTCTGCTACAGCACCGCACTTCTACTGGCAGGTTCAGTGGTGCTGACCCTAACATGCAGAACATGCCACGCGGCGGCACATTCCCTGTCAAGAAGGTGTTCGTGTCACGCTTTTACGGTGGCAAGATTATGGAGGCAGACTTCGCACAGCTTGAGTTCCGTGCTGCTGCCTATCTCTCACAGGATGGAGTTGCAATTGAGGAAGTGTCTACTGGATTTGATGTACACTCATACACCGCTAAGGTTATTACCGATGCTGGTCAGTCTACGGACAGACAGACTGCGAAGGCGCATACATTCGCGCCGCTTTATGGAGCAACGGGCTTCGGTAGAACCGCAGCGGAGGCAGAATACTACACGCACTTCACGGAGAAGTACCAAGGTATCGGGGATTGGCATTCCCGACTGGCTAAAGAGGCTATAGCTACAGGTAAGATTACCACGCCCTCTGGTCGTGAGTTCGCCTTCCCTGACGTGAAGCGTAACGCAAGAGGTCGTGTGTCCAATTTCACACAGATAAAGAACTATCCTGTGCAGTCATTCGCTACTGCGGACATCGTTCCGATTGCGTTGCTGCACATTGATAAACTGCTTGACGGTATGCGGTCATGTGTGGTAAACACTGTTCATGACTCAATCGTCATTGACATTCACCCGGATGAAGAAAGGAGAGTTATCGACATAATACACCAGACTAACAAGGAGTTGCCTGACTTGATTACTATACGTTGGGGATTAGTATTCAATGTTCCACTAGAACTTGAGGCAAAAATTGGCCCCAACTGGCTTGACACCAAAGATGTGTCGTGATATAACTATGGATTCTAACTCGAAAGAAGGAGTATAAAACACATGGAACTGACAACTATTGACACTAACAACTACGCCGCAATGGCCAAGGCTATGGGCATTGCAAATGAGACTGCAAGTGAGCGTAAGCAAGCCAGCACTCTCGCTCGTCTACGTATCAATCACTCACCTATCATGGGTGAGGCAGAGGTGAACGGCAAGACCGTAAACATGGAAGTAATCAACGGCGGTACCTACAAGCTGGAAGTGCCTGATGGACCGACGTACTATGCAGAGTCTGTGAAGATTAGACCGTATCTACAACGCTTCATGTACAAGCGTTTTGTCCGTGGTATGGGCGACCAGCCCAATCGCTATGTCAAGACTGTCATGGCTGACAACTTGAACATTGACCTCAAGGATAATGATGGTGGGTTCAACTGCGGTAAACCTGCTGGCTATATCCAAGACTTCAAGGCTCTTCCTGAGAAGACGCAGGAACTTATCAAGCAGATTAAGCGTGTTCGTGTGGTACTTGGCACAGTCGAACTGGTCAATGCCACAGATGCTTCTGGCAATCCTGTGGATGTGGATGAGACTCCATTCATCTGGGAAATAGACAATCGTGATGCCTTCAAGAATGTGGGTGGTGCGTTTACGCAGCTTGCTAAGATGAAGCGTCTGCCTGTGCAGCATCTTATCACTGCCAACACAGAGGAACGCAAGATTCCTACAGGAGCAGTGTTCTACCTGCCGGTTGTGTCCCTTGATGTGACCAAGACCCTTGACCTTACGGATAAGGAACAGGGTATGTTCGGTGACTTTATGCAGTGGGTCAACAACTACAACGAGTACATCATCAATGCGTGGGCAACGAAAGCGAACTCCCACGACGACGAAGACGATGAGGCCATCGTGGATGGTATTGTTGACATTGAAGTAGAAGAGGTAGCGTAATGAACCACCCTGCTGAACTGGCGTTGCATCAATACATGGAGAATGCGGCTAATGGTAAGTCCACAATGTCTGCGGAGACCATCCAGCAAGTAGGTCTTGATGTCATGGGTGCGCTTGGACGCCAGTTTGGTGGGGGCAACAAGCGTGACAAGTTTGGTC